AGAATGAATGGAAAATTGAGTAATATTAAAATTATGATCTGGCTCAGTTAGTTCTATCTGTTGTACATATTTTCTATACGTAGTTATAGCTCCGAATGTACTATAGAAATTTAATGAAACATGTTTTTCTAAATGTAGTTCATAAGGAGCAATAAAAAATAATGTAGGATCAATTTTTTTGTTTTGTAAAGTTTTAGAGACTTTTTTAATTAAAACATATTTTTCATTATCTAGATCTTTAAAATTTTTTCTAGGAGTAAATCCTTTATTTTTTCGTGCAGTTCTGAGATATGTATTATATATGTTTTGTTCGTATATGCTTAATTGATCCTGATCAGTCATAAATTAAGAGTGTGTTTTTTTAAAAACTTAGTGATATACTTACTTTTATATAAGTATGGATCATGCTGTAAAAATAATTTTACAAGGTCATAATTACTCTCAATTATAAGAATTTCTTTAAATAAATCTCTATATTTTTTATTTTTAAGAACTAATAAAAATACATTAGCTAAATTTAATTTTTTATTTTCGCAAATAGATATAAAACTACATAAGCTTAAAAACTTATGTACTATATCTTTTTTTTCTAATGTTGTATAAGGATTATCCATTTAGTGGTATGAACTTTTTGCTTAATGCGAGTATATTGTCATTTAATACACCGCCTGCTGCATATTCATGACCACCTCCTTCACATACTTTTTTAGCGAACTTCCCTAGATTTAAATCTACTTTTCTATTTTTACGTAAATAAACTCTATTATTCTTTAAGTTGATCATTAAACATACATCACAATCATTATTATCAATAATATATTGACATAAATCATTTACATATTCATTAGCAAATGTACTGACAAACTTATATTTCTTTTTACCTATACTTAATGTAGATTTATATAATTGTATTTGATCTCTTAATTTTTTAAATTTATAAAAATGATAACTAATAATTTTGTTTTGTTCATTATCAAAACCATGAAAACCAGATTCAAAATCATTAATAAAATTTTGTAATTTATCTCCGTTTTTATACCAAAAGAGAAAATTTAATTTATTACTTTCTGGAAATTTTAATTCATAACAATCATAGTCATTAACTAAAGCTATAAGTTTTTTTTGTTCAACTGTAAGATTAGCTTTATCTTTATAAAATGTGTATATTAATTTACTACATGAAGTACATTCTTTATCAATTATAGTAGTAGCATTTTTATATTCTTCTTCATGGGACTTATGGTGGTCAAATATTGTGACGTTTTTCTTATCAATAAGATCTTTTATTTCTGTTGTATCTAAGTCGAAAAAGTATATTCGTTTATAATCACTAATTTTATTATGTTTTAACCATGTTAGGAATTTTTCACGTATAGATGAAACCTTTACAGTTATTACTTTTGGTTTAGTTTGAGTGAACCAAGAATATGTTAAATAGCTACAGCTTCCGTCTAAATCTAGATCTGTAAATATTAAATCCTCTTTGGCCATTGTATATATTTACACAACCCTACCGAATTGTACAGCATCATCTTCAGCTGCATTAATATCATTATTAACATTTAAGTCAGTATTTTCAGTTAATGTTAATGTATTATAGTCTATGCTTAATCTCGTGCTACCTGTATTAGAACCAAATCGATTTTTAATAATACCTATATGTAAGGCGTTATCTTCTTCATCTTCTTCTGTTCTCCATATACTAACAATAGCATCTGCTGTAGCACCTAATCCATAACTTTCTCCAATAGACTCAAGCCCCGGACCGCCAGCGTTATTACCATATCCTGTTCGGTTTACTTGTGTGGCAGATATAACTGGACATTCAAATGTATATGACATAGCTCTTACTTGCTCAGATATATTTTTAATTCTTTCATACGAATTATTACCATATGTACTAGCCATTAAATTTAAATAATCTAAAACTATAATATCAGGCTTAAATTGTTTATTAATAAGCTTTTTAATAAAGCCTTCTAGTTGAGGAGGTGTAATGGAATTAGGTGCAAATTCTTTAATAATAATATTAGCCCTAGGGTGTAACATTTTAAATTTACCTACACTCTCTCTTAGACCGTCTATATGTTGATCTAAATGATTTATAGGTAGACCAGTTAGTCTGGAAGTAATTCTCTTACTATAAATCATTTCTGACATTTCAAGAGAAACTACTAGTACGTTTTTTCCTTCACTTGCTGCTGTTGTAGCTATATTGCTTAGGAATATTGATTTACCTACGTTAGTTGGACCTGCAAATACATACATACTTCGTCCAGCTTCTAGGAAACCTCCATCTAATCTTTCATCTAACCAATCCCACCCGGTTTTAATTTTATGTTCTCTTGTAGTTAAATTGGTTATATGTTCTTCAATGTCTTTGAAATAGTTATGACCTACATTTGTAGTAATAGAAATATTACAAGCTTTATTAAACTTATCATGTATTGTTTTTACATCTCTTTCTTTACTATCAACAATTTCTAAAAATGTATTAAATACAGCTTGTTCTTGTAAATACTTCTCTGTATAAGCGTATAAATCTTCAGATGTTAAATCTGAATCAATATCGTTTATTATTATTTTACTCTTATTATAATGTTCTTTTAACTGGTCATTATTTAAGTATAATTCTAATTCTGTACGAGCTGGTCTCTTATTATTCTTTTTATAAAGAGCTTGAATTAATTTAATAATCTGTTGAAAGTCTTTATTCTTAAAAAACTTATAATTAAGATTATCAATAATAGAATTTAAATATATATCATCTTCAAGACAATTTTTAAATACTATTTTTTCTAAATAATCAAGATCTATATCTAAATAATTATTTTCGCTGGTCAGCATGTTTTACGAGTACATTATATAGGTACTCCTCTGATTTTGCAAATTCTTCTGTGAATTTAGTTAAGCCTGGTGAGTCGTGAATTACTTGTATTGGAGCTGTCGTTAAACGCATACCTGCTAAATGACAATCTAAACAAAATTTTAAATCATAATGATGAAATCCTTTTATATTATCATCAAATCGTATATTATGTAGTGCTAATGATTTTGTCTTTACAGCTAAAAACAAACCATCTAATAATACAACTTCTTTTGGCACCTGTCCAAATATAGTTTGATAATAATCTGTTTTATTTTTGTAATGAGCTACAACTCCTGATAGGGTTTGTGGTTTACATAAAATATGCCATAGACATGGTTTTTTAATTTGTATTTTACTACCACCAGCTAGTCCTACTACATCATAACCCTTTTTAAAATACTCTCTTATGCATGTTAAAAAATTAACACTATCAATATGTAAATCATCATGTACAAATAATATACAGTCATATTTTTTTAAGTGTTTTTTAGTTAAATAATTATTATATACAGAACATAAACCAGTTGTATTATTAAATGTTGGTTCTAATTCATAATTTACAACGCTTTGATTTTCTTTGTGATATGTTAAACTTTTTGATAGTCTAGTATTTTTAAACCCGTCTATATCATGTTTAGTAGCTGTTGCTATTAAAGTTTTCATAAAAAGAACGGAGTCTTATTAAGTTCAAACTGATTAACCTCCTTAAAAGTGTTAGAAGTAAAGTTATATTCTAATATAGACCCTTCGTCTATATATTTATAGTCTGACATAGACGCAGAACTAAAGTTACCTCCATTTAAAAATAGTGTAGAACCAGATCTAAGTATACGTAAACATCCAGTATTACTATTATAATACCAACATGCAAATGTACCTTGTAACGCTGAAAAGGCATCAGTAAAACCTATTTTTTCTTTTAATGGTAATATGACACTACTATCTACATCGTTACACTCTTTTAAGTTATATTCTTCAATTAAATCTCTATCATTTTCTAATACTCCATTATGAGCAAGATATTGATTATTTAATTCAAATGGATGACTGGTTGTTGCATCAAAATCTCTTACTTTTGATGTTGGGGATTGTAAATGCCCTAGATAATATATACAGAATGGGTTTTTATGTATATGCTTATCTAAATCTTGATCATAATTAGTTTCTACACGTATATTATTTCTTGTACCTGCAGGAAATAATTTTGTTATACTGCGTACAAAATTACCACGTTCTGTGTTTTTAGTATACAGCTCCCTAAACGTTTCTATGTTGTTTGATCCAAAAATTCCACACATAATTATAATGTTATATACTCTACATTTTTAAGGCAAGATAAATCATGACCACCAGCATATGAAATCGAACTTTGTAACGCACATGTAACTTCATATAACCGTGTTTTATAATCGGGTGCTAAATCTAATTCTACTTCTTTACCTTCAACGAAATTTAATAGATTGTGCTTTTGCGCATAAGATGTACTACCGTAATATTGTTTTACACCATTAACTAGTTTAGCAGGTGAGTCAATACAGTT